AGCGCCTTTCGGTACACATCGAGATTGTTGACGATCTTCGCGCCGCCCTCAATGGCCCATTGGCCGAACAGGGTGGATAGCGCCGCTACCTGTCGCTCCTGCGGCAGATCGTTGATGGCCTTGAAGATGGTATCCAGCGTTCCCACGCTGTCCTCCTGCATGGCCTTGGCGACCCACTCCGCGCTCATGCCCATCTCCTCGAACTGTTCTTTCTGGGCTTTCGTCGCACTTGCGCCCTTGCTCAAATTCACGATCATGCGCTTGATGCTGGTGCCGACGCGATCAGTCGATACGCCTGTTGCCAGCATGGCATCCGCCAACGCCGCCGTTGTGGCCGCGCTTACGCCGCCCACTTGGCCGAGGCTCGCCGCAGAATTGACCGCCTCCGCGATTTCCGCCGCCGTGGTCGCGCTGTTTGCGCCCAGATAGTTGATCTGGTCAAAGAGCACCATGACCTCCTCGTGGGTCATTTTCAGCGATTGCTCCCACTTGGCGGCCCAGTTGCCCGCCTGATCGGCGCTGATGTCCATGGCCGCGCCGGTCATGGCGATGTCCCGCAGGAAACCGGTAACATTGCCGGAGCTGTCGATCTTGATCAAGTCCTCCATAGACTTGCCGGATTGGCCCGCCGCAGCGGCGAGGCGTGTCAAATCCTCCTGCGTATAGGGGATTTGTGTGCTTAAATCCTTGATTGCGTCCTTCATGGCCTCGTAGTTCTGCGCGTAGGTCTTGCCGTTATCCGCCACCTTGTCGCTGATCTTTCCGGTAGCATCTGCCAGACCGTCTACATACTTGACCACATCCGCCATGTAGTTTTCAAACTTCGCCGCTTCCTTGGTGCAGCTTGCGATGGTCGCCACAGTCGCCGTCGCCAGCGTCCCCATGGCCGCAAGTCCCGCCGTTCCGATGGAGCTGATGCTGCGGGCAAAGCTGCTGATCTGGCTCTGGCTCCCGTTCAGCGCCGCCATCAGGCTTTTGTCCATCTTACCGGCGATCTTGATGCTTAACTCTAATGTTTTATTGTTCGCCATTCCTCCGCCACCTCGCTATTCAGCTCAATAAAGTCCCGGACAGGCATTTTCAGATAGAAGTCCACGCCCGTCCGTGTCACCGAGGACAGCCGGATAGCCGCTTTCCGCAGGGCCTTGGCTCCGCCCTTTATCCGAAAAAATCCGCGTCGTTCACCGCGTTTTTCAGTTTCAGCAGCTCATATAGGGGCAGCGTGGTAAAGAACTCCTCCGGGATGCCCGTTGCCATGGCGGCGATCACGCAGGAGTACAGATAGTTGGTGCTGTTCTCCGTCACCACAAAGCCCTCGCGGGCCATGCGGTTCTCCGCCTCGCTCTCATTCAGCGTGTTCAGGTCTGCCACGCCGTTCAGGTCGATGTCCCGGTATTCCTTGCCCTTATAATGGCGTGGCTTCTCCAGATGCATCACATGGTTTTCCGTTCTGCTCTCCACGTTCAGGTGTCTGCGCACCGCACCTGCCACGCGCTTGAAAGCGCCGCGAGGCATCAGCTTGAAAAACTCAATGGGCATTCCGGTGGCCTTGACCGCCATGGCGCGGGCAAACGCTGTCGTGGTCTCGCACAGCACCGAGGCCGCCGCCTCGCCCTCACCAAAAAGCTGCCGCTGCACGTCGATAGCGTCCTGCACGGTCAGCTTCTCCAGCCCCGTCAGGTCGATCTCTCCGTACTCCTTGCCCTCGAACCCGTAGGGCCTTGCCAGCTCCACGATGTTCTCGCTCTTTTTTGCCCCCTCGTTTGCGGTCTCTGCCGCCGTGATCTTGTCCTCTGCCATTGGTTGTCGCTCCTTTCAGCATTGTTTTTTGTGTGAAAACACGGCCCGCCCCCGTTTGCGCAGGGACAGGCCGTATTGTTTTGCGCCCGTTAGATCAGGCTGTTCACGCCCGCCAGCATATCCGTGCCGTTGACCTTGTAGATGCCGTTGAGCTTGTCAACCTCCAAGAGCTGCTGGCCGTCCACCTCGATCATCAGGTAGGTCAGCTCCAGCGTCACGGTGGCCTCCATGGCCTCGCCCTTTTCCACCTTGCCGGGGTTGAACTTCTTCACGCGCCCGATCTCCACCACGCGCAGGCCCTTGAAATTGTAGCCGCCCTGCTTGTCGTAGACCTGCTGCGAGGCTCGCAGCGTCAGGTTCACCGTGGACAGGGGAGAGAGCATATCCATGGCGGAGCTGTAGAGCGTGTTGAACTGGATTTCCTGCTCCATGCTCTCAAACTGGCCGATGGTGGGGCTGTCCAGCTCGCCGTTCACGCCCACGCCGGAAACGGTGCTGGTTTTCATGTTGACCTCCGGCAGCGTCACCGACGCGGCCACGCCGATCATCTTCGTGCCGTCCAGATAGGCGTTATACTCGTTGATCTTCTCCGGGATATAGTTGTTGGAAATCATCTTCTTTTCCCTCCCTTATCAGTTCAGCGCGGCGGAAAGAGCGTCGGGGTCAAACTCGATGATGTCCTCGATGTCCTCCGCAGGGGTGAACGGGGTGATGTACTGGTGGAATGTGATCTTGCCGTCCAGCAGATCGGCGGTGGTGTTCTCGTCCTCGTTGAACGTGATCTCATAGCGGGCGCACACACCACGGGCCACAAAGCCGTTGCCGCGCACGTTCTCGCTGTCCACGATGGCCTCGATCAGCCGCTTGTTGGCGGGGCTGTCCACTTTCTGGAAGTAGGTCAGGATAAACGTGTTGGCCGCCCACGTCAGGAACCGGCGGACGCTGAACCAGCGGTCTTTCGGGTCGCTGATACCGGGGTAGGCCGCCGTGTTGTTGCCCCACAGGCGGAAGCCGTTCATGTTCAGCCATGTTGCCACACCGAAGCTGTTCACGGTGTTGGCCTGCTCCTGATCAAGCACCACCTCCGTGCCATCTTCGAGGCAGGCAGCAGAAACGGCGATGGTCTTGTTGCTGGGGCTGACGTTGGGCGTGTCGTCGTTCTGCGCGTCGGTGTAGGCTGTCAGCGCCGCCGCCAGTGCGCTGCCGCTGTACACCGTGTTGCCCACCTTGGCAAAGGGCCAGACTGCGTAGGCGTTGGGGTCGCTCACCGCCTGCGCCTCCTTGGTGGTCTTGACGGCGGTGTACTTGGTCGCGCCGGTGTTGCTGCTGTCGATGTCCACAACGCACACCGCGCCGAACACGCTGTTGATGCTCTTGGTCTTGGCCTGCAATGCCGCCGCCACCGTCGCGTCCTTGCTGAAACGCGGGGCCAGCAGGATGCCGGGTGTCATGGACAGCTTCGGATAGACCTGACGCACCACCTCAAGGCCGGTCTCCTTGCCGGTGGAGCTGTCCACACCGCCCACGATGTCCGCCGCCGTCACCTTGCTGGGGTCGATCTTGTTGCCGGTCACAGTCAGGCTCGTTGCTTCCTTACCCGCGCCGGTGGAAAGCACCACGATATTCAGCGTACCGTCGTCGTTCCATGTGGTGGTGTAGTCCGTGCCTGCGGTCAGCGTGGTGGAGCCGCTCTTAACGGTCAGCCCCTCCAGCAGAACGCCTGTCTCCTCCAGCACCGCCACTCCGTCGTTCACCTGAACGGTTCCGCCGGTGATGGCGATCTTGTGCTTGGCAGGGTCAAGCACATTGATCAGCACCATGGGCGCGATACCCACAACGCTGAAATTTGCGCTGATGCACTCGCAGAGGGTGTAGTTGGCGAAGTCAGGCAGATAGCCCACCGCCTCCACGGCCTCCTTGTAGCTGTTCACCAGCAGAGGCACGTTGACCGCCGCCGCCGGGTCTTTGAGCATATTCACCGGGGCAGTGCCTACGATCACCTGTAAGCCCGCCGTGCCGGTGATGGGCGCGACCATGCTGGTCGCAACCTCGCTCGTGTATACGCCGTGTTTGTATGCCATAGTCTTTCTTCCTCCTTACAGTTCGGATTTGATCTTGCCGTACAGAATGGCCTCCGCCGTTCCTGCGGTCTCCAGCCGCTTTCTCGTCTCGGCAAAGCGCTCCACGTCCACCACCAGCACCCCGGCCTCCGGGTGAATGGCGATGAACGCCTCCAGCGCCTCCGGGATGCCGCCGCGAAACACCGTGTACTGCTTGGCAACGCCGCGCACCGTGGGGCCGCAGTAAACCTGCGTCACGCTCGTATTCTCCCGCTCCGTGGTGGCAGTTTCGGCAGCAGTCTCCGCCGCCGGGATGGTCTCCTCGCTCACAGCGGCATCCGCCGCCAGCTTATCGCTTCTCTTGCTCATACCAGCTCCTCCATTTCTGTGTCCTGTGTCATGGCCGGTGCGGTGCAGGTCAGCGAACACGCCCCGAAGTAGTACGGGTAGGTGTCGTCCTGCTGCATGGCCCACGCGATGGGTTTCAGCACGGTGAACGCCCCGCCGAAATACGGCTTGGTGCATAACCGCTGCACGATGTCCTCCTTGATGTTGGCAACATCCTGATAGCCCTCTCGCTCCTTGCCCTCGTCGTAGGCGCACACGATCAGGCTGAACTCCACCGCCTGCGGCCCGTCGTCGTTCTTGATCTCGCCGCCTGTCATGCGCACAACGATGTACGGGGCCGCAGCCGCGTCCGTGTCCACATCCGCGTCATAGTCCTCCGGCACCGGCAAATCCTGCTTGAAGATTTTCAGCTCCTTGCGGCTCTGCTGGCCGTTGTATTTCTTCCCGGCGAAAAGCTCCTCCAGCGTTTCGATCAGCGCGTCTTGGCAGAGCTGGGGAGTTCGCCCGATGCCTGCGGCCCTCACCGCATCCATATAGTTCTTCATGGCTTACTTCCTCCTCGCCGCTCGCGCCAGCACCCGTTCGGTCTGCTCCATCAGTCGGTCTTGCAGATACTCGGACACCTCCGGCTCCACCATCGGCCAGACGGTAGAGTGCATCGCCGAGGCCGACGGGCTTCCCATCGTCACCAGCTTTTCCACCTTACCGTCCTTGTTTCGCCACCTTGGGTGGCCCCGCTCCGTGACCGTGTGGCTGGAACTGGAGCCGATCTGTCGCTGCACCATGCCGATGTGGCCGCTCTTGAACTGCACAAGAAAGCCCTTGCTCATGTTGGCATTGCCTGTCAGCGCCGCCATGGGCGAGGCTTTCAGAACACGGGCTTTCACATACTTTGGCGCGTGGTGCAAAACCTCGCGCCCGGTAAAGCGCTCCGTCGGCCTGTGTTGGAAATAACCGAGATCGTTGCGCATCTTTGCGATGTGCAGCTCTGCGCTCAAACTGGTGTTGCTGGCCTTTTTTCGTTGCACAAGGTCTTTCAGGTGCCGCCTGCCCGCCGCGTTCACGGCGTACCGCGCCTTTGCCTTTGCGATCATCAGCTTGCGGGCCTGCCGTGCCGTGGCGTTGATGGCTACCTTGGCCGCCGCCGGGGTCTTTTTCTTCAAATCGCCCAGCGCCGCCGCCACGGTGTCCAGCCCGTCCACTTCGATGGTCAGGTTCCCTGCGTCATAGGTTACTCTGCTCATTGCCGCGTCCTTTCCATGGAAATGCGGTACACGCCCGCCTCCTCCTCGCAGTTGAGGATGGTGTACGACCGCTGCCGGTTTGTCCCCTTGTCCAGAACAAGATGCTTTCCTACTTTCGGCTTCGGCCCGTAGTCGCTCACGCGGATATACAGCACTGTGTAGGCCGTATATAGTCCCGTGTCGAAGTTCTGCTTGGCTCCCGCCTCCCAATGGGCGCTATGCTCTTTGAGCCGCTGATCGTCCACGATCACCAGTGCGTCCTTGCCGTCAACCGTATGCCAGTCCGCGTGTTCGTCCTGCTCAAAGAAAGCCGCGTCGATGTCCGCTGTGGCGCAGTCCTTAAAGGTGAGCGGAGGGGTAGCCCCCTCCGCTCCGCTGTATTCCTGCTTTAGCTCGAACAGCGCCATGTCAGCACACGGTCGCCACCAGCCAGCTATCCACCTTGTCGGGGATGGGCAGCGGGTGCGCCTGCAGCTCCACCATGCGGCGGTCGGGATGATGCTCCACATAGCTGCGCAGGACGCGGCTGGTCTGGGAGGTCACCCACAGGCCGGATGCGTCCTCGATGTAGGTGCAGGCACCGTAGGCCATCATGTAGTTGGGTCTGGAGCTGATCAGGATGATCATGTTGTCCGGGATAAGGGGCTTTGTCTCCGGCGCGTCAGGGTCAGTCCAGTCGTCGTAGTAGACCTCGCCATAAACATACATGTCAAGGCTGGGGTCATCCAGATGGCCGATGTACTTCACGCCGTTGGGCAGGTCGCGGGGGGCGATTTCGCCGATGTTCATGCGGCGGTTGTCCATCGCCTTCTGCACATTGGCGTCGGCAAAGAACTTTGCCTTGGCCGTCTTGCCCATGATGAGGGTGTCCACATTGGCAAAGCCGCCGTGCAGCACCGCGTCCGTCCAGTCACCGAGGTTGCCGAGGATGTCGGCCTTGGTGCCGCCCCACTTGTTGTCACCGGTCAGGGTTTTCTTGTTGGTCAGGCCGAAGTCGATGGTCTCGTTCACGCCCTCGCCCACAACAGGGATGGTGCCGGTTACGATGGCCTGCACCGCCATCCACTCCTCGCGGCGCGTGGTCGCGTCGTTCAGCGTGGCGTATTCCTCCATGAGCTTCTGCGCGGCCCTCTGTGCAGGGGTCATGCCGCTGTACAGATCTTCGCCCGGCAGGCGGGTCATGAGCTGGTCAGCGGTGGTCACGTCGTAGGGGTTGATCAGAGGGGGCTTGTAGCTCTCGGTCTGGTAGCCGTTAGCTTTCAGCACCTTTCCGCCCACGCGGGGATGGACAAAGGCTGCCATGCGGCGGTCGCCTTTCACAAGGTCGATGTCCACGCGCTCGGTAGCGAACGTCTTGACGTTGGTGAAAAAGGTGTCGCGGAAATAGGTGTGTACGGCAGGGGTCTGTCTCACCACCTCCGCCAGATAGCGGGGGGAGTAAATGTTCACTTCGTTAGCCATATTCTTTCTTCCTCCTTACTTCAAGTAGATGCCGAGGTTGCGCAGAGGAACCTCCACGTCCGCAGCGGTGGCGTTGGCGGGCAGCACCAGCGCGTCGGCGAAGAACTCGCCAGAGAGGTACACGATGCCGTCCTCGCCCGACGCGACATCCTCCGCCAGAATGCCGTACAGGCCCGTGGTGGTCACGGTGTAGGGGGCACTGCTGCCGCTCACGCTGATGGCGGCCAGTTTGCCGTCGCTGTTGAGAACCACGGGAGCGCCGCGCTTCAAGGCAGCGGATGCCTCCTTGACCGCCGTAACGATCTCCGCATTACCCGCGATCAGGTAATCCGGCTGGGTGGAAAAGGTCTTTTTTGCCAAATCCATACTCATGTTCTTTCTCCTCCTTTACTGCTTCTTGCCCATGGACTTGATCGCGTCCATGAACTCGTCCTGCTTGCCCACACCGCCGCCGGTGCCGCCGTCGTTCTTCACGCCGCCGATGCCGCTCTTGTCGGCATCGGCCTTTGCTCCGTTGAGCCATGCGTTGCCGCTCTCCTTGGCAGCTTTCATCATGGCCACAGCGTACTCGCTGGCGCTCACCGGCTTTGTGAACTTGGCCTCGTTCGTCAGCGCCTCGCTGCCGGACAGGGCCATGTCCTCGATGTCGTGGATGCGCTGGCGCTCGTCGCTCGTCGCTTTGTTCGCCGCCGCCTCCTCGATTTCATTGACCAGTGCGGGATAGGCCCCGCGCAGGTCGTCCACGGTCTTGATCTCGTTTGCCATGTTCGTTACCTCCTTATGGCATTTGTTATTTACAGAGCAGGAGGCGGGAGCTGCCTTGCTGCTTTGTACAAAGTTGGGTGCCTTGTCGAAAGGCAGGTGTGTGTTGACGCTGTTGACGAACAGTAGCCCGTCCCGGTTTTCGATCACCGTTCCGTCCGCCTCGTCCGTCAACTCGTCGATAAAGCCGTTTTCCTTTGCCTGCGCCGCCGTCCACCAGCTTGTCTCGTCCATCCATCCGGCCACCTCGTCCTTATCTCTGCCTGTCTTTTTCACATACAGGCCCACGATGCTTTCCCGGATGGCGTTCATCGCCTCGATGTACTTCTGCAATTCCTCGGCGTTGTAGTAGCCGTAAGCGCCCATGCGCACCGGATGCACCATGTAGGTGCTGTCGTTTGCGGCGATCACCTTGCCGCAGTGGCAGGCGACGATGGTTGCCGCGCTGGCGCACAGGCCGTCGATCTTCGCCGTCACCGCCGCCGGGTGCTGTTCAAGCTGGTTGCCGAT